GGCTTTTCTTATTTAATTATATGTTAGATTAGGTTTGAGAGAATAGTTGAATACCTGCCATTTCAGTATTCATAACTGCTACACCAAAGTCTACGTCCCAACGATACTTAAGGCTGAAGTCATTGATGTTGCCTTGACGTGCATACGTAAGAGCAATACCTAGATCAGTTGTTCCTCGCATTACTTGCCATCCATCTTGAGGATCTACAGCAAATGATCCTGGGATCAATTGAATAGCTTCTTTCCTGAAGAACGGATTAACGCGAGCAGTTACAGTGTTCAAGAACGTTACAACAGCACCGTTAGCAGGAGTTGCAGATACGTTTTGATATTGCAGTTCAGCCTTAGAACCACCACCACCTGATACGATAGGAGGAGTAATGGTAATAGTTCCTGTACCACCTGCACCTGTTACGATAGCAGTAATACGGAAAGTCTTAAGCGTAGTCGTAGGCTGTTTAGTGATGTAGTGAACACTATATACACCAGCAATCGTGAATGCATCACCTACTTTAACAGTGTTAGTCGTAACTGCAATTGAGATCGTTTGATAACGATTATCAATGTTAGTCGTGTTGCCTAATGCATCAGTCGTAGAACCAGCAGGAACATAATACTGATTAGCAGCATTAAGTGTAACACCTGTAGCAGTAGCAGCAGATAGGCTATAAGATACATCATTCTTATAAGTCTCGAATCCAGCAATCTCACCTACATAAGCTTTACGATAAGCGTCAGCAGAATTGCTATTATCGAGTACACGCGATGCAAGGTTTGATGCCATGCTATTGTAGTCTCTAGCACTATAGAACGCATAGCGCTGATCAGTCTCAACGCCAATTTCTGTAAGAAGTGCATCACAATCAGCAACATCATCAAAGCCTGTAGGAGTTGAGGTACGCTTAGAGACTACAGAGCCTTGAAGCGCAGCAGCAGTCATACATGCATAGTTAATGTCAGATGACAATTTTTGTTTAGCTGCAATCCCATACTTCGCAAGCTGATTAGGATCACGAAGTTGCTTAGAGCTAAGCAGACCGGGAACGGAACGATGTTGACCCAAGTTGATTGGGACAGACATCTGTGTAATATCCCCGAAGTTAGCAGTCTGATCAATACCTGAATATGAGGTAGCAATGAAAGGCATAGGACGCCAAATGCGATCTGATGCACGTTCCATTGTTTGATCATCAGCAAGACGTGTAAGATCTACAGCCTTCGAGATAACGAGTTGATCATCGAAACCTTCGAGGACATCCTCAAACATTACGAGTTCTTCTTTTGAAAAGTTACTAGCCATAACTATTTAATCCTTAAAGTTTGTTTGCTTTCTTAAAAGCTACAACTTCAGTAAAGTTACCTGTTTCTAGTGCCTTAGCTCTAAGCTTCTCAAGTTGCTTGTCTAAGTTACCAGTACGTGCTGCTGTGACATTACTGCCTCGAACAGTGCCTTCAGGTTTAATATTACTAGGTTTCTTACTCACTTTAGTTCCCTTCTCAAGTCTTGCAACTTCAGCAGCTAATTCAATAGGATCTTCTATCTTTAATAGTGCATCTAGTTTAGTAGGCTTTGATCCTAATAGATAGACAACAAGTGCTTTGTTCTTTGCAGCTTTAAGGATAATAGATCCTTGTTCATTTGAAACACTTAGTTCGAAAGCTTGTTCCATTGCTTTAAAGTCTTTAGCACCTAGTTCTTTAGCCTGTGTTTGATACTCAGTCATAAGACGTTGAGCACGTTCTTGTTGCTTAGTCTGTTGAGTTTCTAGATCACGTTGCTGTTCTGCAACTTTCTTAGAACGTTCATAGTAAGCTTCGAGTTGTTGCTCAAACTTAGTAACATCATAATCAATATCAGGGTCTTCTAACTTAGGCTTATTACCTAGTTCAACTACGTCAACTTGAGTAGGTTTCTTTAGAGTATTCAACTCTTGTTGTAACTTACGATACTCTTTGCGTAATGCTTGAAATGTAGATGACTGCTGTTGCTCATCATCTTCTGAGGGTTGCGACTCCTCATCATCTTCAAAGACTATTTCATTGTCTTCATCAGGTTGATCATTATCTAACTGACTATCAATATGATCATCATCTTTGTTATCTGCATTAATATCAAACATATACTTTATCCTTATCTCAGATTTACGTGATCTGGTGCACGATGATTAGTAACTACTTCCTAAGATTCTTGAGTCTATCTAAGAATGAAGGTTTCTTAGGAGGTACTGGAGTGACAGGTTCAGGAGCTTGTTGAGGTTGTGTTGCACTTATATCAATAGGTGTGTGCACTTTAGTAAGGGTATCAGCATGT